TGGGAATCTGGGCATTATATGCCAGTTGGTCGTCGTAAAAGACCAACCCTAGGTTAACAGAGTCAACTGTAGCCGAAGCTCTTAAAGGAGAAATCCATTAATAAGAGTGAGCTGCCCGTGAGGGTAGTGAAAATGCGTTAGTTCGACCAAGACATAAATCCTTGGTGACTTTTCTACATCTTCAACTATGAAAAACTTTAATCTTCACAATTTATTTATTGTGAGATTGATAACTAAACTATTTAGTTATAGTTCTCCACAAACTGTAAGACATTTCCTTGGAATTGTAGCCAAAATGAGATCAAATAATGGTCTAGCATATACAATAAAGTATATGAAAGCTACAAAATTAGCTATCACTAGATATATATGTGGTAAACCACTGTATATTAATGATGCTAACTTGTCCATAGGTAAGGATGGATGACCTACTAGATTCAGATTCCTACGAAAACTTGTAGATTCTAACATAAGAGTCTTAATGACCCTTATGACATATAGTAGATCACTAGTTCCTACTAAGGCAGAAATAACTGCTAGAGTAGTTAAACTAAATACAATAACTGACCCATATAAAGGGAAAGAGTATACTATTCCAAAAGATTTTATTTTAAAATTTTTAGAACAGTATAAATTGTATTCATCTAAACCTAGTTATGATGAAAGCAAACATTACCTAAGTGTTAAAGGTTCTCCTTTAGGAAAAGCCTCTTACACTAGTAATTTTGCAGTTGGAGCATTAAATATATCCCAATTATATAATATTAAATATATAGTTGGAGATTACTATAATAAAATTTATAATCATTGATATGATATAAAAGTTAATCATAGAGAATTCAATGTTCCTAACATAACTGGAAAATTATCCATAGTTCATGATCCTGAATTAAAAGAAAGAGTAATTGCAATGTGTGATTATACAACACAATTTACTCTTCGTCCTATACATGATATATTACTTAATAAATTACGTAATCTACCTTGTGATAGAACTTTTACTCAAGATCCGTTTCATAAATGAAACAATGAAAATATGGAATCTTACCACTCATTAGATCTCTCTGCAGCTACAGATAGATTTCCAATTAAACTTCAACAAAAATTATTGAGTTTAATGTTCGATGATTACCATTTTGGTATGCATTGAAGAAATCTACTTGTTAATAGATCCTATATGTTTAAAC